TCAAAACTCCAGGAGATGATCCCTCGGCTGCAGCAGGGGCTCACCGAGGCCCGGGCACAGGGTGGCGGCACGACCGGCGGAACGTTTGTGACGACACCCGGGACGAAGCTCGAGCCGATCAAGACCTCCGGCATCACGACCAGCATGGACGACGCCCGCCGGCTGATGCTGATGGTCTGCAGCGCGACGGGCATCAATGAGCCCTACCTCACCGGCGACCCGAGCACCGGCAACCTCGCGACCGCGAAGACCATGGAGCGCCCGATGGAGCTCCAGTTCACCGCCCGGCAAAGCCTCTGGTCGTCGATCCTCGGCAACATCCTCGACTATATCGTCGACCAGGCCGCGATGATGCCGTCCGGGCCGCTGCAGGCCGGGGCGACGGTCGAGATCGACGATGACGGCGACCGGCTCGTGACGCTCGGCACCGATCCGGAGACCGGGGAGCCGATGAACCGGACGATCGAGGTCAAGTTCCCATCGATCCTCAAACGCGACCTCACCGAGCAGATCGATGCTATCGTCCACGCCGGCACGCTCAAGGGCGCCGCAGCGGCAGGCACGATCCCGATCAAGCACCTGACTCGGATGCTCCTCGACGTCCTCGGGGAAGAGCACGCCGCCGACCTCGTCGAGGAGTGGTTCCCGGAGGGTGAAGACTCGCAGGCTGACGACAGCGAGGCGGCGCTCGCGACGGCGATCGGGCGGCTGGAGACCTACCTCCGGGAGGTGCCGGCATGACCTCGCTCCGCGACCTCCTCGAAAGCATCACCGCCCTGACGAAGATCTGGAAGCGGGACCAGGCACTCAAACCTATCGAGACGAAGCTCACCCGGCAGATGGCGAAGGCGTTCCGGGCGCACCGGGCCGTCTTTATGCGCGAGTTTGAGCGGGTCGGCCCGGGGATCCTCGGCGAGGCCTCCGCCCCGCACCCGATCGAGGGTGCCCTGGAGACGGCCTATCAGGCGACGCTCGCGGACTTCCTCGGCCCGATCGAGGAGGCTGCCGGGGCCGCGATCGCCGCCGCCGCGAAGCACCGGGTCGCGGAGTTCGGCATCGATTATGCGTTCGACCTCAAAAACCCCCGGGCAGTCCGGGCGATCAGGGACCGGGCAGCCGCGGCGGTCACGGAGATCGACGCGACCACTCGCGACGAGATCGCCCGGATCATCACGCAGGGGATGGAGGAGGGCTACAACTATCAGAAGGTGGCCCGGCAGATCGTCGCGAAATACGAAGAGTTCGGCCTCGGGAAACCGCAGGCGCACATCCGCAACCGGGCGGAACTAATCGCAGTCACTGAAGCGGCCGAGGCGTACGAGACCGGCAACCGCCTGGTCATCGACGAGATGACGGCCGTCGGCCTGGTGATGGAGATGTCCTGGTCGACGGTAGGTGACGCGAGAGTCTCCGAGGGCTGTATCGCCAACGCGGCCGTCGGCTGGATCCCGGTCGACCAGCTGTTCCCGTCCGGCCACCAGCACCCTCCCCGGTTCCCCGGGTGTCGGTGCGCCACCCTGTACCGCCGGAGGCCGACAACATGAGTGGAGTGATGGAGAGTGTGACAGACGACATGAAGGTGTTTGTAGCGGGCACCGTCCCGCTCATCGAGGCAAAGACCGACGACAAGGGCACGATCCCCATCAAGATCATCGACCCTGGGTGGGGCTCATCGGGCTACTACTCCCGGGAGGTCCTGCAGCAGGCGGTGAACGCCCGGGTCTACGCGGCCGGGCTCCAGATGTACTGGAACCACCCGAGCAAGGGCGACGAGAAAGAGCGGCCGGAACGCGACCTCCGCGACCTCGCCGGGGTCCTGACTGAGGACGCCCGGTGGGACGAGCACGGATCAAAAGGCCCCGGAGTCTATGCCCGGGCGAAGGTCTTCGCCGCTTACCGTGACGCCGTCGCCGAGATGGGACCGTACATCGGGCTCTCCCACTACGTGTGGGGCGAGTCGAAAACCGGCGAGGCGGAGGGGAAGAAGGGCGATATCATCACCCGGATCGTCGCCGCCCGCTCGGTCGATTTTGTGACTGTGCCCGGCCGCGGCGGCGCCATTGCGGAAGCGTTCCGGGCCGCCGGCCCTCCAGTACCGACAGACGAACAGAAAGCAGCAGGAGACAGTAGCATGGGAGAAACTACCCCTACACCGAAACTCACGCTCGAATCGCTCCGCAAGGACCACCCTGACATCTACGAGGCGGTCCGGCAGGAGATCGAGAACAGCGCCGCCATGAAGGAGGCGCAGGCACAGCAGGAGAAGAAACTCGCCGAGACCGAGAAGGCGCTCGAAGAGGCGAAGGCGGAGATCGCCCGGCTCAAGGCCGCACAGGCCCTCGTCGAGGCGAAGATCCTCGCGGAGGAAGTCGTAAAAGAGGCACAGGCCGAGGCGGTCGTGAAGGAGCACGTCGTGAAAGAGGCGGTCGCCGCCCTGACCCTGAAGGAGGACGGGACGTTCGACAAAGAGGCGTTCTCTGAGGACGTCCGCCGCCGGCTCAAAGAGATGGTTGCGCTCGTCGCCGCTGCACGTGGCGCCGGTAAGGTCGTAGGTATGGGCGCCGGGGCGCCTGGCGGGCAGACCAAGACGCTTGAAGAGACTGACAAAGAACTCGTCGCCGGGTTTATGCGGCTCGGGATGTCCGAGGCGGAGGCGAAGGCCGCCGTCAAAGGAGCGTGATCTGATATGGCAACGAACATCAAGTATGAGCCGGGCTGGAGAAAGGCGTACGCCTGCACCAAGCCAGATAAGCCGAACAGCGGCGATCCCGTTCGCATCGGCAACCTGACAGGGATTGCTCTCACGGACGAAGACGCTGCCGGGAAGACGGTGGTCAACACCGGCCCGTTTGTCGCGAAATTCTCCGTCAAAGACAACGGCGACACAGGTATCGCGATCGGGGCGCCGATCTGGTATCATGACGACGCGACCCCGGCGCTCGACAACGTGTCGACGGGCGGCTACTACTATGGTATCGCGCTGGAGGCCATCAGTGCCGGCCAGACCGCGACGATCCAGGTCTATCATGACTGCGCCCCCGGTGGTGCAGGCACCCTCGGCGCGGGCAGCATCAGCACATCGAACCTCGCCGAGGGTGCGGCAACCGCCGACAAGCTCTCTATTGTGGCGAACAGCCGGCCGGTCATCGTCCCGCTCGGCGCCGTGGCCGCGACCACCTCGCAGGTCGCGTTCGTCGCACCGACCGCCGGGAGCCTGAACGCAGCCAAGATCGTCACGAAGAACGCCGTTGCCGCGAACGACACCAATTATTGGACGTTCACACTGACCGACCTCGGCGACGATGGTACTGGCACCGACAAGATCGTCGAGAAGACCACGGAGGCGACCGGCGGCTCCGGGCTTGCGGCATACACCCCGCTCGACCTCGGGCCGCTCAACGCGACCCACAAGGTTCTCGCAGCGGGCGACGTCGTGCTCTTCACCGCAACCCAGAGCGCAAGCGCAACCGCACTTGCAGAAGCAGCAATCATGCTGGAGTTCCTGCCCGCGGAGGCTGAGTAATCATGACTGACAAAAACCTGTTTGGAGAGGGTGGGCACAACCTGAGCCCGACCCTCCGGGAGCGGTTCGACACCGACCCGGCATACCGGCAGAAGCTCGTCGAGACGATGCAGTTCATCGACGAGTTCCGCCGGGGACGTATCGCCCGCGCCCGGTTCGCAGAGGCAATGACTACCAGCGACTTCTCCGGCCTGCTCGGAGGGGTCATCGACCGGACGCTGCTCGGCGGATACCGACCGTACCCGACCTCCTACCAGGACTGGTGTAGCATCTACCGCGACGCGAAGGACTTCCGCACACTGGAGCGGCACTACCTCGATCTCGGGGACGGGGTGCTCTCCTCAGTCAAGGAGGCGACGGAGTATCCGTATGCCGAACTCGACGAGGGCAAGCACTCCTACAAGGTCGAGAAGTTCGGGCGGAAGTTCAAGTTCTCCTGGGAGGCGTTTGTCAACGACGACCTCTCGGCACTCACAACCATCCCGTCCCGGCTCGGCATTGCTGCCAAGCGCACCACCGAGAAACTCGCCACGTCGCTGATCTGCGATGCAAGCGGCCCGGACGCGACGTTCTTCAGCGATGCGAACGGCAACAAGCTCGAACTCGCCCTGAACGCAGCCAACCTGAAGACGGCCGCCGGCGTAATGGCCGACCTCTCAGACAAGGGGGACGAGCCGATCTTTAACGACCCCGCCGTCCTCGTGGTGCCTCCTGCGCTCAAGATCACCGCACAGGAGATCGTCAAGACGATCCAGACA